TTAATAGTATACAATCCCAAGAAACTAAAGATAAGAGAGCTAAAGCCTTAACTGGTAAGAAACGCTCAAAAGAGACTAAACAATTATTATCTAGAGCGTTAAAGACAGGTAGAACTGCTGGTAAGTACGAAGACGGTGCTAAAGTGAGATGGAGCTACCATGTCAATTCATAAGAAGATAAATGAGCGTGTAACCAAAGCACGACTAGACCAAATCATCCTAAGAGTTATTGATTTAATGGGTAAAAACCACACTACAATGCAAATATGTGGTATTTTAAGACCCGAATTGAATAAATCAGAGACTCAAATCAAGAGGTATGTCTCTAAAGCCACAGAAGTGCTTAAGAAGGACTTTGAACGTGATGCCCAGATAAAGAGACTCGAAATGGAACAGTCTCTTAGAAAGGATCTAGTGGATGCTTATGTCATATTCAACTCATTAGCCCCAGATGACCGTCAAAAGTCAGTATGGTACAAACTTATCCTAGAAACTAAAGACAGGTTAGCTAAATTTACACCAGAAGATATAGACAAGAATGAAGAACAGACTATATCAATAACATATAAAGAAGTGGGTAAAGATGACTAAGAAGTTAGAATTACTACCTACACAACTAGAACTATTAGAATCAGAGTCTAAAATAGCACTATATCTGGCAGGTATCGGTAATGGTAAGACATTTACACTGGCACACTATGTTATACAGATGGTAGCTAAGTATCCGAAAGCTAAAGGATTAATAGTAGCTAATACTATATCACAGCTTAAGAACGCTACAATGACAGGACTTACTGAGGAATTAGAGGCACTTAACATACCTTTTACAATGGTAATGGGTGGAGCATCTAAGACAATAACAATACTAGGAACAACAATATATCTATACAGCCTTGAACGCTACGAGAATATAAGGGGTATTCAAGTCGGATGGATAGCAGGGGATGAGGTAGCATTTGCCAAGAGAGAGGCTATTGATGTTATTATGGGTCGTTTAAGAGATGGTAATGGACCATTGACTACTCGATTCTTCTCTTCTCCTAACTCATTCAATTGGACTTACGACATGTTCAATGGCTTTGATGGCGATAACAAGACAGATATGTTCCACTTAATCAAAGGTAAGACTAAAGATAATGTATTCCTACCTGATGGCTACTATGAATCACTTGTCGAACTATATGGTGGATTAGACTCTCCATTAGCTAAACAAGAGTTAATGGGTGAATTTGTCAATCTAACAGAAGGTGCAGTATATTGGGCATTCGATAGAGACAAACATGTACAGAAGTGTGAACTAAACAATAATTATATGGTATACATAGGACAAGATTATAATATAGCTAACATGGCTAACTGCTATGTACAGTATATAAATGGCATATTCTATGTTAGTCAAGAGACAATCCTATCAGGTAACTCATCTAATACATTTGATGCCACAGATAAGATACTAAAAGACCTAGTTAAGTCACATAAGACAGTGATACCAGATAGCACAGGTAAGGCTAGAAAGACCAGTTCTACACAATCAGACCATCAGATTATGAGAGCAGCAGGTCTAAATGTAATGGAAACACATAACCCACTCATAAGAGACCGTCAGAACACCGTAAACGTGGCTCTAAAGAAGGGTAAGCTAGTTATTGACCCATCATGCAAACAAATCATTAAAGAGCTAGAGAGCCTAGCACAGCGTGATAAAGAGGGTGAAGTATCCCATGTAGCAGTTGCACTAGGGTATGTACTATTTAAACTAGACCCATTAAGAAGAGCTACCAAAGCAAGCAAACAGATACAACTATAAATTAATAAGGACTACAAAGGAACTAACTATGAAGACAAACAAACCATTATCGCAACTCGTACCAAGTATGATTGCACACACTCAAGCACATTATAACTCACATGTAGTGTATAACTCAGCACTAATCGACATTAGTAACGGTGCATTACTACCCTTTATTGAGGAGAGTATGCAACATGAGCTTAATCCTAGAGCATTTGAAAGGTCTAAACAACGTATACCACCTATCAATATAATCAGTAAGTTACAGACTAAACTCTCCAAAGTATATGGTGAGACACCTGTAAGAAACGCTGGTAAGAACACTGTAGATACAGAGATAATGAATGAGTATGTATCAAGTTGGGAGTTAGACGGTAATATGCAATATGCCAATGACTTACTAGTAATCAACAAATACTGTGCCTTAGAGCCATATATGATTGATGGTGAGCCTAGAATGAGAGTACTATCAGCTAAAGACTTTATTGTATATAGTGATTCAAAAGTTAATCCTAATGAGATGACAGTGTTTATTAAGTTCATGGGTAACACACAAAAAGAATATGAAGAGACTAATGTTAGAGGATCAGCTGTAAAGGCTTGGAAACAAGTAGCACTATTCTATGCTTACTCAGATGACGAGTTTGTTATATATGATGAAGAAGGTGAGATATATGAGCAATCAGACAATCCTTTCGGTAAGATACCATTCATCTACCTTAGAACAAGTAACAATGAATTGATTCCTACACCTGATTCTGACAACTTACCTATGGCTACACTAATACCTAAGCTAATGGCAGACTTAAACTATGCTGTTATGTTTGGTTGTAGAAGCCAAATCGTTGGTATTGATGTTGAGATGTATAATGTAGAGATGAGTCCAGACAGTATGTGGATACTTAACTCAGTTCCGGGTGAGGGTAAGAGTCCTTCTCTAGACACTATTAAATCAGATGTAGATGTTGATAAGGTATTGAATTTAATAACACAGCAACTTTCTCTATGGTTAGATACTAAAGGTATTAAAACATCAGCTGTAGGTAAAGTCTCAGTAGAACAAGCTGCTTCAGGTATATCTAAGCTTATTGATGAGTCAGATGCCAGTGCAGTTAATAGAAAGTATAAGGGTATATTCGAGAATGCTGAGAAAAGGCTATTCAAGATGCTACCAGAACTACATAACACATGGTTAGCTAATGGTGAATCAGACATGACTAGAGCATTTAGTACTAAGTTTGAGCCTAACACAGACCTTATAGACGCTAAGATAATTCCTAATAATAAAGATTTGCTCGAAGAAATGAAGATAGAGTTAGAACTTGGTATTTTTTCAAAGGAAGATGGACTAAGAAGACTTAACCCTGATGCTTCAGATACTCAAATTCAAGATAAGATGGATGATTTAGAGCCAGAAACATTAAACTTCCCTAATCAAGAGCCTGAACAAGAAGAAGAGCCTGAACAAGAAGAGCCTAAAGAGGAGTAATCCATGGTAAGTAAAGTAAACATTCAGGAATCCATATCAATACCTAGTGGCTTATCTGACGCTTTTAAAAGAGAGTTAGGTGAGCGTATACTAGTAGAGGTTAGAGATAGAACGGCAAGAGGAATAGATAAGGCAGGTAAGCCATTTAAGGGATATGCCAAGTCATATGATAAAACAGGGACCGTTAATCTATCACAAACAGGTGATACTTTAGCTGAATTAGACATTATATCTATCGGTTCAACAGCAATTACAATAGGTTATCCTATATCTCATGAAAATGCAGGACAAGTTCACGGTATAGTAACGGGTGAATACGGTAATAAAAACCCCGTAACAGCTAGAAGAGACTTTATAGGACTACCTCAATCAGTAGTTAAGAGAATAGTGGCAGAGATTAAGTCAGAACCAGAGTTTAAAGAAGTAAGAGAAGATAGAGATAGTATAGTAGCAGGAATACTTGGCAGGTTCTTCTAATGGATGTGGCGGATAGATGGCGGATTAAACACACCATATCTCGCATAGAGACCATTCTAAGAACAAACCCATGGCATTGTGACTATGATTACTTAATGGCTTTAAAAGCCGAATTAGAAGGTAAGTTAAATGAATAAGATATGGAAATGCAGAAGAAGTAGCCTAGCTTTAATAGGTATGATTATATGTGATATAGGATTATATCATGGTGTAGATACATCGTCAGCTATAGCGGCAATATGTATGGGCGTAGCAGGAGCTAACGCATTTGAGAAGAAAGGCAATAAGAATGAGTAAACCAAGTAGTGACATAGATAAGATGATAAAGAAGCTTAAAGACATTGGTACTAGCATGGAAGATGAGGTTATAGATGTGGCAAAAGCTGCGGTAGAGCTAATCAAGAAGCGTACTAGACTAGGATTTGGTGTAAAGAACCATGGAGATACTAAGAAGAAGCTTAAACCTCTATCTAAAGAGTATAGAGCACAGCGTAAAAGGAACAAACCAACAGGTCCAACCACAGCAGGTAAGTCTAATCTTACTAAATCTGGTGATATGTTAGATGATTTGAAGGCTAAGAAGAAGGATGGTAACACTGCTACCATAGAATTTGACGGTAAAGACTCACAAGACAAGGCTGAATGGGTGTCAGATGACCGACCTTTCAACAAGTTATCTAAGGCAGAACAGAAGCAATTGACCCAAATGCTTGATAAGAAGATGAAAAAGCTAACAAAGAAAGAATAACTTAACGTAATTTTAAGTACTTACATAAAACATCCTATTAATAAGGGTATTATAGAACCAATGGAATAGTAATTCCGCAGACAAAAGGCAGTGCCATGAGTGAACAAGACAAAGACATTAAGATTGAAAACGAAGCTAAAGAAGAGTTTGTAAGTAAGAAGGCTTATCAGGATGTATCCACAGATATGCATAAATACAAAACAGACCTAAAAGAAACTAAAGCATTGTTAAATCAGATTCAAGCTGAACAAGAAGCCGTAAAGAAAGAGGCTTTAGCTGAACAAGGGAGATGGGAAGAGCTTTATAACTCAAACCAATCAGAACTTGACCAGATTAAGCAAGAACGAGACAGCGACAAGAACAAGTTTGTTGACTACCATAAGAAGAACAGCGTGTTACAGAAGATTGGTGGTTTTAAGCGTGATGACTATAACAAGTTTATCGACGTTGAAAATGTTAGTATGAACGATGATGGTTCACTTAATGAAGACAGTTTAATGAATGAAGTAGACAGAATAAAGCAGGAATACCCTGAGTTACTTAAGTCTGCATCTAATACTAAGCTACCTAACGACGCTCCACAAGGGAATGAAGTTGGTCCTCAAGACGCAAATAAGTTACAAGGTCATGAGAAAGTACAGTATTTAAAAAGTTTGATTAAGAAGAAATAATGAAAGAATACTATGTTTATGCCCACTTTACTGGAGACTCACTTAATAAGGTAGTACTAAATGAGACTAGATCTAAGATGAGAGAGTCACGAAGAGGACATACTCCTAATCTAGGTAAAGTTAAAACTGTAGAAGCAAAGTTGAAAGTAAGTAGGTCAATCATTAATTGTAGAGGGGAAGTTTTTAGTTCTCTAAAACAAGCAAGTAAGGTGGTTGGTATAGGCAACACAACAATATGTGAGTGTCTAAAAGGAAGGTCTAATTCAGCAGGTAAATACTCTGATGGGACTAGAATAAAATGGAAATATATTAGTTAATAATAATTAATAACAGCTCTTAAATGAGCAAAAGGAGTATAGCAATGGCTGTATTATCATTAAGCGAGATTCTAAGGAACGATATTCAAAGTTATTTGGGTGGTTCTGATAGTATTCTCATCAAAACAATTCAAGACCTTTCTAGCCGTGTTGGCAAGGGTATGGATAGAGTACAAGTTCCTTTAATCTCAGGATTAGCTACATCTGATGTTGCTTCTGGAACTAAACAATCTGCTGACTCAGTTACTTTTACTGCTGATGTTCTATTGTTAGACCAAGTTAAAGAGTCTTACATGTACATCTCATTTGAAGAAAACGAAGAAAGTGCGATTGACATTAAAGCTGCTTTCTTAGAAGCTGCACCAAGACAAATTGCTAACGCTATGGAAGTTGCTATTGCTGCTCAACTAGCTTCTGCATCTACTAATGACTTTGATTCTGCTTCAGATACTGCTGGTGTATTTGCAATCGATGACATTGCTAATGCTAAGAAGTTAATGGACCAAGCTAAAGTACCTACATCTGATAGATACATGGCATGTAACAGTGACGCAATGGAGCTATTAGCTTCTTTCTCTGAGTTTGAAGACGGTTCTAAAGGACTTTCTCCAGAAGCTTTAAGAGATGGTGTTGTATCAAGAGTAAAAGGATTTAACGTAGTTCAATCTGAAGACGTTGGTTCTAATACTGCTGGTGATAACGAAATTCACTTTTACCACAGAGAAGCGGTTGCTATCGCTCTTCAAAGAGAAGTTCATTTTGTTGAGCAAAGAGAAGAAAGTTACGGACAAGAATTTATTGCAATCAGAACTAAATATGGTGTTAAGGCACTTAATGCTGATGTTCTTAAATTGACAATGGCTCTTACTACAGCTACTTCATAATCTGAAACGATAAGATTAAATAATGCTCCTCTTAGTCGGAAGAGCTTGCCGACTCAGGCTAATCCATTAAGGGGAGTTTATTATGAGAAAATGTGAAGAAGAGAATTGCGATAATTTAGCCAGAATAAAAGGCAAAAGAACAAAGATAACTTACAAACTTTATGTGCAAACTGTCATATATTAAAAACCTATACTAACAAAGATTGGGAGTTATAATGTACCAATCACCAGAATTATTCATTTCATATAAACATATACAAGCTAAAACTCCTGAGAAGCTTGAGCAAATACAAGTCAACTCACAAATGCCTATAGACTTTAAAGCACCTTCATATTCAGAAGGACAATGGCATACATGGTTTCTATATGACCATTCCAAAGATATAAGACCACAAGATAAACTATTAATGAAAGGTAAGAAGTACGAACCTAACCTATAACATAATTAATAAGAGGGAATATGAGTGATGAAAAGGATATAATGTACGATTTACTAAAAGAAGTACGAGATGACGTTAAAGAGCACCGTGAGGATACTCTAGAGCATCAACATCAAACTAATGGTAGATTAGATATATATAATGAGCAGTTAAAGGTTCATATTGATGGTGTACAAACACTAAAGCAATTACATTTAGACAATGTAGACCGTATTAGAGAGAATGAAGATAGAATGAATAAGATAGAAGAACCAAGTAAGCTTAGAAAGCTATTAGGAAACAAGATAATTAAGGTTCTCGGTACAATTACACTGGTATGTGGTAC